GTATTTTTTTCGTATTATAAATAGTACTACACACAAATCAACTGAGGTGTATTATGAAAAGACTATTAATCGCAACACTGGCAATTCTGCCAACAAGTATTTTTGCTCAAACGTACACAAGTGAAGTTGCAGATATTATCAACAACAACTGTGTAGTATGTCATCGTGAAGGTGGCATAGGTCCAATGAGTTTTGAAACTTACGAACAAGTTCGTCCATGGGCACCACTTATTGCTATGAAAGTAGCATCACGAGAAATGCCTCCTTACGCCTACGATCATGGCATCGGCATTCAAGACCTACAAGGTGATTGGCGTCTTGCACAAGAAGAGATTGATGCTGTAGTCGCATGGGTAAACGGTGGTTCATTGTACGGTGATCCAGATACAATCGTACAAGCACCACCACTAAGAGATCCAGAAGCATGGAATTTTGAAGCAGACTTCGGTGCACCAGATGCAATCATTCCATCAGTAGCAATTGACATTCCTGCTAACGGCAATGATCTATGGCATAAGCATTTAGTACCAACAGGATTATCAGAAGACAGATGTATCAAAGCAGTACAAGTGAAGCCTCGTGGCGAAGCGAAAGCTGTCGTACATCACGCTAACTCATCTATTATCACAGCGGAAGGGCGTGAAGGCATGCTCACGGAGTACGCTATGGGAAAGTGGGGAGAGATTGTACCAGAAGGAGTTTGTCGTACAATCCCAGCAAACGCAGAAGTGTCTTGGGATATTCACATGTTCCCAGGTGGTCTTGGCGCAATGGCTCCAGGTTCTGTAATCAAAGACAATGTAGTAGAGATAGGACTTTGGTTATACACAGAAGAGGAAAGCGCACAATTGAAATACAAACAAGATTTGAGCTTGTATCGCCTTGGGGACCAGGACGACTTAGTAGTCCCACCCAATGGATATGCAATGACTCAGGGCTTTCACAGTTTCGATCATCCTGTACGTTTAGATAGTTTTCAGCCACACGGTCACTTGCGTATGAATGCAGCAAGTCTTGAAATCTTCTATCCAGAAACAGGACGAACAGAACAAGTAAGCCAAATCTCCAAATGGTCAGCAACATGGCATCACAGTCATTTGTATGCACCAGACGTAGCGCCTTTGATTCCAGCAGGCGCAGTTATCATTCTCAAGCAATGGTATGATAACACAGCAAACAATCCAAATAACCCAGATCCAGATATGTTTGTAATGGGCGGTTCACGCACAGGTGATGAGATGACTCACGCTTGGCTTGCCATTACTCATTTAGATGATGAAGGATTTGAACAATTGAAAGCACAAAGAAGTATTACGGGAGATGATTAATGAATAGCATTAAGAAAATGTTTTGGCTTAGTACAGTAGCAGTGTGGACAGCATTGCTCTGTGCAATAGCTATTACAGCAAAGGCTGATGAGATTGATTATGCAAGAGATGTTGCTCCTATCTTTGTAGAGCAATGTCAATCATGTCATAGAGAAGGCGGTATTGCTCCTTGGGCAATGACTAACTATCAAATGGTACAAGGCTTTGCGCCTGCTATCAAAGAGGCTATTGTGTCAAAGCGTATGCCGCCAGGTCAGATTGATCGTAAGTTTGCAGGCACAATCGTCAATCATAGAACACTAAGCAACCGTGAAGTAGATACGATTGTAGCGTGGATTGACGCAGGTGCACCTGTTGAGGGTGATGCTGATCCTCTCACGGAAACAACTTACTCTACTTCAGAGTGGGTACACGGTGAACCTGATATGATTATTGAAGTACCGCCGCAAGAGATTCCTGCATTTGGTACAATGGGTCCTAATGCGATTCCTTATCGTTATACAAGTGTTGATCTTGGTTTAACAGAAGATAAGTGGTTGCGTGGTTCACAGTTCTTGCCTAGCGAGCCTACTGTAATGCATCACATGCTGAACACTGTACAAGTACCGGGAGAGGGCAGAGGAAGTTTACTAGGCGCACAAGGTGAAGGTCAACAGAATATGGATAACGCAACCATCAGCGCATATGTTCCTGGTGGCGATCCTGATTACTATGATGAAAATACTGGCGGTCTACTAAAAGCAGGTTCAGTTGTTAATCTACAACTACACTACACACCTGATGGTACAGCGAGAACAGACAGAGCAAGAATCGGACTATACTTCCACGATGAAGGTGTAGTACCAGAGGAGAGAATGGCAGGTGACTGTGCTTGTATCTTCCCTAACAACTGGACACCGATTCCACCTTATGATCCTAACTTTGTACAGACAGCAGAGATTACTCTGAAGAATGACATTAGACTACATACATTCTTACCACATATGCACTTCCGTGGCAAGAGTATGCGAGCTAAGGCAATCTATGCTGATGGTACAGAAGAAGAACTAATCGACATTCCTAAGTATGACTATGCTTGGCAACTTTCATATACGTGGAAAGAGCCTAAGTTTATTCCTGCAGGAACACGGTTGTTTGTTGAAGGTGCATTTGATAACAGTGCAGACAACCCAATGAATCCAGACCCAGCAAGAGAAGTACCGTGGGGTCAGATGAGCGAAGATGAAATGTTCTTCGGTGCATTTACTTGGAAAAATGTAGAATAAACTAACAATATATTGTCAAAATTCTTGTCAGTGGCGTGTCAGGTTGTTATAAGTATTGGTGTAACAAATTCAATGTTACGGTAATACACACAATCTGACATGCTCACAAGGCAAGGAACTAAAAATGAGAATCGGCGCAAAGACTGCCAAACTAGAAGCTATTGTTACTTTTGCATTGGCATTAGTAGTAACTTCACCTGTCGTTATGGCTGCAATCGCAGTAATTTAAATCGTTATAAATAGTAGTATCTATATTTAAGGGTATTACTATGGTTGATATATTAGCAAATGTGCAAGAAGCAACATGGGACGCTGGTAATCCTGGCGAACTAGACTATCTCAAGCCTAATGGCTTTAAGTTTTTAGTTCACAATCTACCCAACGTCTCATTCTTCTGCCAGTCTGCAAATATTCCAGACGTTTCATTGGGATCACCGCAAGTCGCAACACCTCTCGTTGATTATTACGAGGCGGGTGACAAACTTGCTTACGGTGAACTTATGATTCGTTTCATTATACAAGAGAATATGGCCAACTACAATGAGTTGTACGAGTGGCTTATTGGTCTTGGCTTTCCAGAATCGCACAAGCAATACACTGACTTCTCAAAAAGCCAGTCGTATCGTTTTCCTGATATACGTCCTGATAAGCAACAGGCATTAGGAAACTATAGTGATGCGTCTCTATTCATTCTTGACTCTAACAACAATCCGCAAATAAAAATCGTATTTCAGGATGCGTTTCCTGTATCTCTTGGCGGTCTTGAGTTTGAATTATCTTCGGGCAATACTGATTACTTTCAAGGCGTAGCTGCATTTAGATACAGGCAATACAAAATTGAGACGCTATAAATAGAGTATATATTATGAGGTTACATTATGATTACGTTGAACGAATTGCAGGATCAGTGGAAAGCTGACTGCAAGATAGATGAATTGAATCTTGGTAGTGAGTCTACAAAAACCCCAGAACTTCATGCGAAGTATCTAAACTATCTTACTACTTTCAAATTACAACTGAGAAAATATGAATCTCAGATGTATTCTTTGCGCCGTATTAAATGGCGCTACTTTCGAGGCGAGTTGTCTCAGCAAGAATTAGAAAATTTAGGTTGGGAACAATACTTAGGCCCTCAGCCTCTTAAAAACGAGATGCAAGAATATCTCGACAGTGATTCAGACATTGTAAAGATTGTAGATAAAATTGAATACATCAAAGCGTGTCTATATCAATGCGAGTTTGTTATGAAGTCTCTTAATAGCCGTACTTGGGATATTAAGAATGCGATTGAATTTATGAAGTTTACGAACGGATTGATGTAGTGATAAGAGTTACTAAAAGAAATGAAGCATATCTAAAAATCGATACAGATCCTGGCACTGGTCAAGAGATATGTGATTTCTTTACATTTGATGTGCCTGGCGCAAAGTTTATGCCTTCTTATCGTTCTCGTATGTGGGACGGCAAGGCTAGGCTATACAATATGTATCGGCAAGAACTTTATGTAGGTCTTTTGCCTTATCTAAAAGAGTTCGCAGACACATTAGAGTACAAGCTAGAAGTAGATATAAAGGATATAGGTGATCCAGTCTCAACGCAGTACGTTGAAAATTTTGTTAAAAAACTAAAACTACAAAGCGGAGATAAAGACATTGAAATCCGAGACTACCAAATCGAGGCTGTCAGACATACTATCAACGAAGGTAGGTCACTCTTACTTTCCCCCACTGCATCTGGCAAGTCTCTCATTATCTATAGCCTTATGCGTTATCATCAGCATTTGGGCCGCAAACAGCTCATCGTTGTGCCAACAACCTCTCTCGTTGAGCAAATGTATGGGGACTTCCAAGACTACGCAACAGCAGATACCTGGAAGGCAGTTGAGAACTGTCATAGAATCTACGGAGGCAAAGAGAAGTCAAACGAATATCCTATAACGATATCTACTTGGCAATCCATCTACAAGTTTCCTAAATCGTGGTTCGAGCAGTTTGATGTTGTATATGGTGATGAGGCTCACAACTTCAAAGCAAAATCTCTCACTACTATTCTAGATAAATGTGTTAATGCTCCGTATCGAATAGGTACTACTGGTACTCTGGACGGAACAAAGACTCACAAACTAGTTCTAGAAGGCGTGTTCGGCACAGTCAAAAAAGTAATCACTACAAAGAA